GCCGTAACGACGGAGGTCTTAGATTCTGCATACCAAGAAGGGGAAGACCCCTACTTGCTTGTAGCAATCGAATCTAAATTCGCTAAGATCTGCTGTCTTAACTATCTTGAGTCTCAAAACTAAATTCCTGTGATCCACCAGGCAGTGGTGGAGAGCGGGGTATAAACTCCGCTGGCATCATACCCGCGAACGGGTCTAATGTCGCAGGATCAGGATTGAGCTCAATGAATGGAAGTCTTCCGGCCATCACGGTCTGAGGTACAACCTCAGCCCAAGCGGGCTCTAGACAGACATTCACTCCAGAAAAGAGATTTGGTAAACGTAACGTCGGAAGACCCTTCTGGGCTACACCGTCAAACGTGACTTGTGCTTGGCGTAGAGTCTTCGTCACTCGATCGTAAATGGTTATCTCCTCTGAAACTCCGACACTTCGGAAAACCTTTTGATTCTCCACGCAGTATCGAGAGGACAGCTGAGTGTAAATCTCAGCAGGGCTTTGCGTCAGATATGCAAAACAATTCGTCAAGCCTTCACTGAAGGTAAATAGCCTCTTACGTAAAGACGGCCATTTGACAAATTGATATCTGACGACTTTAGCATTGTTTGCCACTATTGTGTTAAACAAAGGCCCACGCAAAACATGTTGGAGAAAACCATCACAGTCATACCAACCATCAGCGCGAGCCTTCCGGAGGAGATTATCGTACATAAACTCCCCTCGAAGCTCGTAATCTGAATCATATCTTCTATATAGATCGTCTATAGTAGACTCTTCTATCTCAGGTAGATTCAGGAAACTTAGAGTCTTATTGAGACCATAAAGCTCCGAATTGTCCAGTATTACTGAATTCAATTCGAATCCACGTTTTGATGATACCGTGGTCATAGAGCGTATCTCGCGTATAATCGGTAACGGATTTTCTCCGTAAGCCAATTCAGCGAGAAGCTTCTTAGCCCACACATCGCAACGTGAGTACCACTTTTCAAAATCATCTTCTCCTTGATATAGGCCTAGACCACCCGCAAATCGCGGTGTCAAGAGAAGTGATAAAAGATTGTGATCGCGTGGCAAATGCCACTGCATCCGAAAGATAAACCGATCACGAATGGAAACCAGACGTGATAATGGATATCGAACACTTTCGAAAGTTTTAAGACGGGCACCAAGGGCGAGACCTTTTCCCATAGCGGGATTGGCCTCATCCAGTATCTCTCGACTTTTAGCCGCAGTAGATAATAACCGTGCTTTAACGGTATTGGTGGTATAGCCCCCCTCGTATTCAGAGGAGGCGCTACCGTCAAAGAAGACTATGTCTTCACAAAACTTAACAACCATACCAATGGCATGCTTGTCAGCGGATACTCTCGATCCCCATCTATTATGATTGGCTGTGATACGGTGCAAATACCCGAGAGGGCCATGAGCACCATGATCATCACCAACCAGATGAAGACAACGCCAACTAGATGAATTAGCCTCGCATGGCGCGGGCAATGTCCGCGCGGGCGTGGTATAATTCAAGTAGAAGAACTCGAAAGCTTCTTGCTCGCACGCTAAATTAAGTAGTGTTAGCGCAGCTTTAGACAGGCATTCACCCATCATAATGCCTCTCGTGCTTATAAAGCTGTTTAGGAGTTGAGACCCCTTCCAAACCTCAAAGCGACGAGACGAGCAAGCCAAAACAATGGCATGCTGTATCACTTTATTGTCACCAAGACCCAAACCCCGAGCGAATGCTCCAAGAAGAGTACTCGATACCTCAGGGGGGATCACGTCTGTCGCTTCCGACAGATCAGATGACAATAATCTACAGCTGTCATTTCTCAACACTTTGTTGAGACGCTTTACCCAACAGGCTGCTTGTTCCGATCTAGAGAGACCATCACGCGCAGCAGGATGTCGAGATAGTACTTCCCTAAAGAAGTGCCCGACTGGTTGCTGGATAATAATGTTCCACCACAATGTGGTGGTAACAATTCTAACTTTTCCGCCTGTTTCAGGCAGAAAGGCTAGTTTTGACGGGATCGCCTCAGGACAATACACTACGTAGTTGTCTGGGTCAAAGAAACCAAACTGCTTCGCTTCAAGCAAAGCTATTGCATAAATTTGGTATCCTAAGATCTCGTCAAATCCCCATCGACGCTCATCCGTGACGAAAACTTCGCCATAGGAGTGCCTCAATTCTCCAAACTTTACAGTATCGGGTGCTAGAACTGAATAAGTCCTGAGCCAGGTCCTCCATCGGGGGATACCCTTTTGATCTGAAAGTTTGATGCCATAAGGCAATTCAATAATCTTATCCTCTGTGGGGATGACAGTGAGATACTCGAACATTTTCGAGCGAATCATTTCACCGCGTCCGCCAGCCTTCGAGGACAGATTGTAGTCACCACTACTTGCCACACTAATGTGACAAATAGACTGTGGTAGATGACTACCCCAAACGGATTTAAGGTACTCTCCAATATAGAAGGACGTGCGATCAAGATCAGCTAGATCACGTATGCCCATCTGGAAAGTGCTTGTCACAGTACCCTTAAAACGATCAAAGGATTTCTGTTCGGCCGTTTGGCCGCCACAGGGCATGCCCCGTGATTGACAGAAATTTCCAAAGACCTCTGCGCCCTCCTTATCATTGATAAGTTTCAGGCGACTCATAAATTCGCGAGACTTTTTAGTCCACCGAGAAAATATGTTGAATTTGCCAGGATCTGGTTGGGCTTCAACATGAGCTCTGGATACAAAAATCCAGGTGCTATGGGTGAAATCCTTCCACATACCAAGGCACGGGGCATAGTCCCCCTTGCTCATGATATGCTGCCAAATTTTAACAATAAGAATTCGAAGTCCCCTCGACCAGTCTTTTACGATAGACTCGCCGAAGGCCAAAACAAAACAGTCAATAACTGAGTGAATTAGATCTTCTATCTTTCTTATTAAGGCTATGGGTGTGCCTCGTAAAAGAGACAAAACCCGAGGTCTGATATGGGAGTGTTTTCGCATAAAATGCGTAAGCCGTTCACTCGCACGCTCAGTTAAATACATATTGCTACGCGTCTTCCTCACGCGAGGAGACATGAATGCGCAGCATCCGTGTATTTTCAAATCACCAATAGATTGTGGTGAGACCCCTGTGGAAGCCACAGAGGAATTTAAGTAGAGGTCGTAAAAGGGATTAGACCCTTCCACGAGATCTCTACTCTTTGAATTCCTATGTCTCCGTCGATCTTGACCAGCATCGATCCCCTGTGGGGGGAGCTGGGGTGAAGTCGTAATGGAGGATAGTTTAAAGTTACGGCGAAG